GCAATCGATCTGGAGAAACCACCCGATTAGGGGGGAGTGGAGGGTGGACCACGCCTCCCGAACGGGGGGAAGACATGTCTTTAACAAGACACAACTTCCCCTCCTTTATTAATGTCCCTGGGAAAGGACATTCTGTAAGTACTGTCTAATTACAAAGACACAAACATCCACTAACTTGTACTATTACTAAGTTAATACTGTGAGTACTGTGAGAGGTAAGAGCGAAGCTCTTCTCACTACTGTCTCTACTGTTATTAACTCTCCCCCACCTCCGTTAGCAACAACAACAACAACTAATGACCCACCAAGTTAGTTTAGTTCACATCACACCCAAAGCTGAAGAGCTTATCTCTTATATGGCAAGGGTATCCAACCCATCCAACCAAAGTAACACTGAGACAAGTGCTAAGCTTATTGGGTACCTTATCAAACATAATCACTGGTCTCCGTTTGAGATGGTGAACATGTGTGTAGAGATTGAGACAACAAGAAGTATCGCTGCACAGATACTACGACACCGTTCCTTCAGCTTCCAGGAGTTCAGTCAGCGGTACGCTGAGGTACAGCTCAGGCCTGAGCTACCAGAGATGCGTAGACAGGACACTAAGAACCGACAGAATAGCATTGATGACCTGTCACTGGAAGTCCTATCGCAGACGGATACACTGGTCTCTGAAGCCCTTGTGACTGCCTACCGTTCCTATGATCGTCTCCTTGAACTGGGGGTGGCTAAGGAATGTGCCCGTGAGGTACTGCCCCTCTGTACACCGACACGCCTGTATATGAATGGTACCGTCAGGTCCTGGCTTCACTATTGTGACTTGCGGTGTGGTAATGGTACACAACTGGAACACCGACGCATTGCCAATCAGGTACGGAATATACTGTGTCGGGAACTACCTGGTGTCTCTACTGCCATGTGGGACTCCAACAGGCCGGTACTAGACCTGTAAATTTTTGACATAAATTTAACAAGCCTTATATCGTCTGGGGGCCTCGTAATCACCCCCATACCCCTCCTCTTGCGATCAAGGACTCACACAGCCCATCACTAAGCTTATACACAGTGCTGCCCTGTTGGTACTGTGTATAGCAATGTGTAACTATGTACAGCGGAGCGTTCCCTTATTGAGAATGAGTTGCAATAAGCTTATAACCAGTGATATGAGTTAGTATCACGTTGTGTATTAGTACAAACATACTAGGTAGAATATCAAGTTATCTGTATGCCGACCGTCTTAGCACAGCATGACACCGTTAAACGCTCGTGAGAGGCCTCTAGAAGGCGCTACAGGGCGGTTGTAATGTATTGTCGGTATGGAGACACCATTAACCAGTACGACACCGTACAGAGGCGTATAACGTATTGTTGTTCACACGACCTGTTCACTTCGTTCACACTCACGCAAACTATGGCCTTCCCATGGTGAGTCCAGGTCAATTAGAGGGCCTACACGGATCCACTGGGTTCTGGGGATTGACACATCGGGCCAGGCGTGGTATTGTACATGAGTCGGTGGGGGAGGCGAGACCGCCACTCCAGACCACGAACCTTGACAACATAACTGGTCGTCACAAGACGGACTTAGCGGTGCGAGCGATCCCGCGAGTAACTATAGGTTGCAACTCGACCTGGTTACACGACCACGACATAATGTGCAGAGCCACATGCACTTTAAATATTTGATCATGGCAACACTTCACTTTCTACAGCATACACAACACTGTGTGCTGTACTCTGTGATACTGTAACAACCCATGTCCCTGACTCTTGATAAGAAGATTGCTACTGGTATGCTGGGTCGTGCCACCACTGGTGATGACCTGTTGAATGTACTGGAGATCATCGTAGCTACGTTCACCAAGAGTGATAAGCCCGAGCCAACACTTGATACCATCTGCTTCTGATGTCCTTCGTAACACCAATTACCATGTTTACCTTTGATCAACTGCGTGATGCAGTCACTGAATGTACGGGTTATGACCTGGTTGAGCGTATCGATGATGACGAGGTGGAGTATGCCTTGATTGATCCATTCGGTGATCAAGACGGTGAGCCCTTCTACGACCTGAGTGATGTAGCTGACTTCATTACTAATAATGAGGCGGTTGATGAGTACCTGTACACCCTCGCTAACGATAAATGATCTACTACGTTGCACGAATGATTGATGGTGCTTGGCAAGTACTAGATAATGCACCAACGCACGTTGATGCAGCTATGCTACTTGGTGCGTACCGTAATATGTTCCCTAACTCACGGTTAGGTATTGTGTCTAATACCCACTTTGAATCACCCACCAATTGATCATGACTACCACCACTACTCCTGTTTTCACACTCACGGGCGATAGCCTTGTGTCCTTTGTTGATGAGAAGATGGAGCTTGTCAATCAAGGCAAGCTCACTCGTACTGACATGATTAAGGATGCTGGTTACATCAATGACAACGGCACAGCACGTTACACCGACTTCTACACCGAACTACTCAATGCAAAGGGTTTAACACCGGTGACTAACACTGATGTTGAGGATCGTGAGTATGATGACCTGTCCACCGACGATAAGGCGCTATACGATCGGATCACGGACATGCTGGGTGAGAAGAGCCGGCTCGCAGGCTCACCGTGGACTCACGAGGAAACAATTGAGTTCATGGATGAGCTAGATGACATCGGCATCCAATATGCTGATGACTTAGAGGAAGCCTTTGAGTGGGAACATGACAGCTACTCCTCGTATGCTGAGAAGGAATTCGCTGAGTACTGGTGTTGTGAAGTTATGTGTGCTGACATCCCCGATATTGTACTGGCTGCTGTAGACTGGCAGGATGTGTGGGATCATAACCTGCGCTATTACTTCTGCTACATTGAGACTAACAACGGTACGTTCTTCTTTCGTAACAACTGATCATGACCATTTGGACTGAACAACAGATTATCCTTTCTGTTGTTGGCATGGTTGGCATTCTTAGTGTCATCCCAGTTTACATCTACAGCACCGTCCGTAATCCCATCAACAAATGAATGTTTTCACACTCACAAGCTTTTGCGGTTGTGGCTCTACTTCCATCCTCGGTGTCTTCGGTAGTATGGAGGCTGCCATAGAGCGTCTGCGTATGCTTGCTGCATGTACTGATCCTGGTGATGAGTATCGCATCGAGTGCTTTGAGATCAAGACCTTTGAGGAGGAGGTAGAGAACACAGAGCGTGTATTACGTTCTCGTGCAGAGTGGAAGGCCAAGCAAGCCAAACTTGAGGAGATGAACTGATGACCGTTGTAGACACTACTGCAGTACGGGTGGATATCTTCCCTGATGAGTTCAAACCAATCATGAAGGCAGTTAAGTACGCCCTATTGTGTGATGACTCACGCAAGGTACTGACTGGTGATGAATGGTCATTACTTAATGCGTGGCTTGATGACTTCAGTTCAATTGCACTTAACGAGGGTATCTGAGCATGGCTAAAGCACTTTCACCTGTTCAACGTAAGCTACGCCTTGAGATGGTAGACATCATAGCACAAGGCATCAAGGCACAAGCTAATGCTGGGTATTATGATGCTGCTCAAGTTGAGTACCTGACTGCTCAAGTAGAGCGTGTTGCTAAGTTCCTTTGTGTCAAGAACTGATCATGTACAGTACCCACAAAAGCCTGCGTGAATATGAGGTTACCCTCACAAGCGGTGTATGGTACATCCTAGCGTATAATGTAGAGGCAGCAGCATGGGCTGCACTTGACCTCGCCAAACAGTCTATGGTTGAGTTGCTCAATGTCAAACAATGTGATGAGTGGTAACTATGACTAAGAAAAAGAAGCCCGACTTCCCCAATAACTGGCAAGAGTACAAGGACTCTGATGATGAACTGTTCATCCCACATACATACGAGGAGGTAATGACCTGGAAGGTAGGCGGTTGGGAATTACCTAGCTCTATCGCCTGCATTATCCGTGCCTCCGACCTTGATACTGGTAAGGTCACTGAGTATGTCTACCAAAAGCGTAGTGCTGCTCAACGCAAGGTACAACAACTCATCAACACACCCAATGTTGAGTTCATTGTAGCTGATCACGAATCCATTCACCATCTCTTCCCTGCACCCGATGACAACTGAGACCTATTCCCGTCGCCTTGCTCAACTGATTCAACAAGTTAAGAATCATCCCGATCGTGAGGAGATTCTTCGACTTGCACAAGAGCAACTTATTGATGAAGCTGAGTTCACAATCATCAGGAACTAGTATTGCCTACACCTGCACAGATCGATGAGCAAGTAGCACTTGAGCGTGAGCAAATACGTCAAGGGTTACAGCGATTACGAGACAACACAGCCAAGCTACAAGAGAGAAGCTATGCAAGTGCCACAGTTTATGGTGTGGCTTCTATTGATGCTTTGCTTCCTAAACTTGTGGAGTACATACAAGAGACGACAGAGTACCGTCTCAAGCGAGGATCAGGATACCAATTCGATGTAGTCAAGGACTATGTATCTAAATTGGAGCCACTTGCATCTGCTGCTATTGCTGTCAAGATCACCTTTGATAAAGTATTCTCTGTAAAACAGGGTGGTGATCAATTACAATCAGTTTGTGATGCAATAGGCCACGCTATTGAATCAGAATGCCAGATGCGGCATTATGAGACTGCCGCTCCGGGACTCCTGGCTGTTCTAAAGAAGAACTACTTCCACCGCTCTATTGGTACACAACAGAAGCTGGTTGTTATTCGTACTCTCATGAACAGGTACGATGTACCAGAGTGGGAGATATGGGGTAGGGCTAATCGTATCAAGCTTGGTGCATGGCTACTTGATTGCATCATGACAACAAGTGGCTGGTTCACTAAAGATCTGCGTAGGTTAGGTAAACAAACACTTACGTTTGTCATTCCCACACCTGAGTTCCTCAAGATCAGGGATAAGGTCATGAGTGATGCTGAACTGTTTGCACCACTTGCATGGCCAATGCTGATCGAACCGAACGATTGGTCTAGTGATCGACAGGGTGGTTACCTGTTGAATGAGGTGATGAGGGGCAACGATCTAGTGCGGAGGGGAGACCCCACCCGTGTACAGGGGGACGTACCAATCAGCTTCCTGAATAAGATTCAGAAGGTTCCATACCGAGTCAACAAGTTTACCTATGAGGTAGCGGAGGAGTTGACTAGGTTAGAACGTACTGTTGGTAAGTTCCTCCCAATTGTTAATCATCCCCTGCCTGTTAAACCTGTCGATATAGAAACTAACTACGACAGTAGGAAGGACTATAGAAGGAGGTCAGCGGAGGTGAGGAACGTACAAGCACAAGAGCCTAAGAAGTCCTGTCGTACTAGGATGACTATGGAGGCTGCTCGTAGGTTTAAGGACAGGGATAGGTTCTTCTGTCCGTGGAGTTTCGACTATCGCGGAAGAGCGTACCCTATTCCTGCTTTTCTCACACCACAAGACACTGACTTTGGTAAGTCGTTACTTACCTTTGCGGATGGGTCGTATATGACTCCTGAAGCTGAGTCGTGGTTAGCCTTCCATGTCGCTACATGTTACGGCCTGGATAAGGCTACAATGGCTGATCGTCTTGAGTGGGTAGCTAATCACATCACACTCATCACGCGAGTTGCCACAGATCCAATAAGCTCCCTACCGTTATGGGAGAGTGCTGAGGAACCATGGCAGTTCTTAGCCAGTTGTGACGAATACTATCACTGTGTGATCATAGCTGATAGACAATTCACAGTGCTACCTGTTGCAGTAGATGCTACGTGCAGTGGTCTTCAGATCTTGGCTGGACTTGCACGAGATAAGTCAACTGCTAAACTGGTCAATGTCCTGCCTGGTGATAAGCCTCAAGATGCCTATAAGGTTGTCGCTGAGGTCGCACGTGATTCGGTACCCGAACGCTTGCGTGATAACCTGGACAGGAAGAAGACTAAGCGATGCGTAATGACCATCCCTTACAATGCTAAGCCATACTCCAATAGGGGTTACATCAAAGATGCATTCCTTGAGGACGGCATTGAGCTTGATAAGGATGAGCTAAGCCAAGTGGTGAAGGCTATACGCTCTGCTATGGATGTCGTAGTGCCCGGCCCGATGGCTGTCATGAAGTGGATCGAGACTGAGGTTGCAGCTGCTGTTAAGCGTGGCGTACAGCACCTTGAATGGGTAACACCATCTGGGTTTGTCGTACACCAGAAGCTAAACAAGAAGCAGTACCAGTCAATGGAGCTGCAACTGCTGGGTCGTTGTAAGATGAAGGTGGCAGTTGGGGATACCGATGAGGTTGACCTAAACCACCACAAGAATGCAACTGCTCCAAACTTGATTCACAGTCTGGATGCTAGCTTGCTACATCTCAGTGCCCTACGTTTTGACGCACCTATTGCTCTCATTCACGATTCTGTGCTTTGTCGTGCAACGGACATGTCTACCTTGTCCACCATTGTACGAGAAACCTACATGCATCTCTTTGCAGAGCATGACTACCTGCGAGACTTTGCCCGACAGATTGGTGCAGAGTCCGAACCACCGATCATTGGTGATCTAGAACCAGAGACCGTGATCGAATCCACCTACTTCTTTTGTTAATGGCACAATCCATCCACGTTACTCAACAGCCTGTTGTCCTTGAAGGTTACCAGGCCGTATTGAAGCCCAGCAAGTTTGGCTACTCCCTGTCTGCATTGCTCGATTCCACACTCATCGAAGTGCTGGAAGATGACCGCAAAGAAACCCTTAAATGGGCTGAGTCCAAACTGAAGAACCCTAAGCGTAGTGTTCTCAAGCCTGAACCCTGGGAGGAGGTATCCGAGGGTAAGTACAAGACTAAGTTCTCCTGGAATGAAGAGAACCGCCCACCGGTGGTTGACACTGAGGGCACACCCATTACTAACCTTGACCTGCCCGTATACAGTGGCAGCAAGGTGAAGCTTGCCTTCAAACAGAAGCCCTACATCCTCAAGGATGGCGTCACCTATGGCACTAGCCTTAAGCTTGTTGGTGTACAGGTTGTCGAGATCAACGGCTCTGCTGGTGTTGATCGCAGTGACCTCGGTAACACTGAGGTAGCAGCGCTGTTCGGTCAGACTACCGGCTTCAAGGCATCATCTACTGAAGCTGGTGTCGTCGATGATACAGCGAGCCAGCGAGCTGACTCCGTTGAGGATGACGACTTCTGATGGCATTCCGCTCAGGGCTTGAAGAGAAGGTCGCTGATCTTCTCACCAACCTTGGGGTTAAGTACGAATATGAATCTACCAAGGTCCCCTACGTCCTACAGTGTAATTACACACCTGACTTCCTGTTACCCAATGGTATCTACCTAGAAACCAAAGGGCAGTTGACGGAGGAGGATCGTCGTAAGATGAAGGCCGTTAAGGCTATGCATCCCGACCTTGATATCCGATTTGTATTCCAAGCCCCACATAATAAGATATACAAGGGTAGCAAGACTACTTACGCCAAGTGGTGTGAAAAGCATGGCTTCCTTTACTGTTCCTTCCACTCAATCCCTCTTTCATGGCTGACGTAGAACTCATCCGAGATCTGGCTGCAGGGCTCATCACTGCTCTTGCCCGGACATCCTCCCCCAACGATATCGTAGAGGGCTTCGAGGATGCTCTGGATGCCTATGAAGAACTGATCAACTCCGCCTACCAGAAATGACTTACGCTAAGTACGGCACCACTGATTACTTCTACGATTGCTTCAGTGATATGTTCGCTGATGTAGTTGATACGGAGAATCCCGAACTAACGAAGAATATGATCGAAGGTTTATACACAGCACTCGATAGGTGGTTTGATTATCACGATGCACAAGCACGAGCATATGCAGAACTGCGAAAGCGAATTCGTCAGACACTTACCGTGTGAATCATGTGGGTCATCTGATGCAAATAGTTTGTATTCAGATGGCCACACTTTTTGCTTCGCATGTAACACGTATGGCAACGATGAACAACCAGTTCACACTCACACAATGTCAACCAATGTCCAACTCCGAGGTTCAGCCGAGCGGCTGCAAAAACGGAACATCTCAGAAAAGGTATGTCAGCAATACCGAATCTACAGGGATGGCGATGTCCTACGCTTCCATTATTTTGATGATGCTGGAGTTCTTCAAGGATGTAAAGTAAAGACAAAAAATAAGATCTTTAGTTATGAAGGTAATGTCCCAGGCACACTCTTTGGACAACATTTGTTTCCCGCCACTGGAAAACGAGTCGTCATCACTGAGGGAGAACTCGATGCAGCTAGCTGTCAAGAGGTTATGCCGGGGTGGCCGATGGTATCTTTACCTAGCGGTGCCGCAGCGGCCAGGAAGTCGGTTCAACGGGCTCTCCAATGGCTGCAGGGTTATGAGGAGATTGTCCTGTTCTTCGACAATGACGAGGCAGGCCGTAAGGCGGCGGAGGACGCAGCAGGGGTCCTACCACCTGGCAAGACAAAGATCGCACGACTTGAGGAGTACAAGGATGCGTCAGACGCTTTACAAGCCGATGACACTGAAGCGATTCGTCGAGCGATTTGGGATGCAAAGCCGTATCGTCCAGATGGAATTGTAGATGGTCGATCCCTCCTTGATCTAGTTACCACACCCAATCCACCCTGTGATTATGAGTACCCATTCAGCGGACTTAACGACAAGCTTCATGGCATCCGTCTTGGAGAACTCGTCACCATTACTGCAGGCAGTGGAATCGGGAAGAGTTCCGTCTGCCGTGACATTGCAACTCACCTACTCACCGCTGGCGAACGGGTCGGGTACCTGGCGCTTGAGGAAAGCAACCGTCGAACAGCTCTTGGACTGATGTCCGCTGCTGTTGGTAAATCACTTCATATTGGGAACCATGACAGATCTACCCTCACCGATGCTTACCAAGCTACTCTTGCTAACTGGAATCTCTTTCTCTTTGATGGCTTTGGTAGTTTCGATCCGGATGTAATCTACAACCGCATTGAGTACCTTGCCTGTGGATTAGACACCAAGGTAATCTTCCTTGATCACTTATCTATTCTGATGTCTGGTCTTGAGGGCGATGAGCGCCGCATGATCGACCAAACAATGACCAAGCTACGTTCACTCGTGGAACGCACGGGTGTAGCTATGTTCCTTGTCTCCCACCTACGTCGTACATCTAATGATCAAAACCATGAAGAAGGAGCACGAGTCACCCTTGGACAACTTCGAGGTTCGGCAGCTATTGCTCAACTGTCAGATGGAGTTATTGCGCTTGAACGGAACCAGCAGACGGATCGAGGAGGCTCTACAACAACTGTGCGAGTCCTCAAGAACCGTTATAGTGGAGAAGTAGGAGTCGCCTGTCATCTGGACTACGACCTAGATACTTGTAAATTTACTGAGACTGAAGCTAATGACTTCGACGCAACCACGGACTTCTGAACCAAACAAACCTAACCCTCCCACGCCTGAGGCAGTCAAGCGAGCACAGTTCGTTGACAAGACCTACAAGTGGACCGGGAAGTGAACCTGATCTTTGACTTAGAGACAGACGGACTGTATGATCATTGCTCCAAGATTCACTGTGTTGGCATCTATGATCTCGATACCAAACAAACTCTTGTCTTCAATGATGAAGGTAGTGAGCAGCCGATCACAAAGGGTATCCAAATGCTTGAGGATGCCAAGTCACTTATCGGCCACAACATCATTGGATACGACCTGCCGGTAATACGTAAGTTGTTCCCATGGTTCACTCCTAATGCTACCATTGTTGATACGCTTGTACTGAGTCGCATCTACCACGCAGACATCCTAAAGACAGATCAGAAGCGCAGGCTTAAGACCATGCCACCCAAGTTACAGGGCCGCCACAGCCTGGAAGCATACGGTTACCGTCTTGGTGAGTACAAGGGTGACTTCGGCAAAGACACTGACTGGAAGCACTGGTCACAGGAGATGCAAGACTATTGCGTACAAGATGTACAAGTAACATATAAACTATGGCAACACTTCCACCCATACCTGACTTCATCAAACTAGAACATGATGTCGCCTCCATCCTCACCACCCAAGAATTGCATGGATGGTACTTTGACGAAGCTGCTGCACGGGAACTTGCATCGGCTCTCTACTCAGAACTTGACGGCCTTAATCGAGTACTACGCAAGCGGTACCCTTACGTTAAAGACCGCGAATTCACTCCGAAGAGATCTAACCGCACCACAGGATATGTGGGAGGTGCCACTTTAACCAAGCTAAAAGAGTTCAGTCCTACCAGTCGTGACCACATTGCGTGGATCATGAAGAACCATCACGGTTGGATTCCCGATAAAGAGACAGCAAGTGGCAAGACTGCCATTGACGAAACAGTTCTCAAAGATATCGGGACAGAGGAGGCACTGCAGTTCTTCCGTTGCCTGGAACTTACCAAGCAACTTGGGATGCTATCCGAGGGTAAGAACGCCTGGCTTAAACTAGTACGTGGTAATCGCATTCACCACCACTGCTCAGTTGCTACGAACACACACCGTTGTGCTCACCGTAATCCCAACCTTGCTCAGGTACCGAGTGACCTTAACTTTAGAAAGTTATTCATCCCTAGCCCTGGCCATGTTATGGTTGGTGCTGACCTCTCAGGGATTGAATTGCGAATGCTTGCCCACTATCTGGCTAGATATGATGGAGGCAGGTACGGAGACGTTCTTCTCAACGGTGACATTCACCAGGAGAATGCAGACAAGATAGGCATTAGCCGCCGACTTGTCAAGACAGTTACATACGCCTTCCTCTATGGGGCGGGTGATCAAAAGATAGGATTCAGTTATGACCCAAGCCTTTCCCCGGACAAGGCAAAAGCCAAAGGCGCAGAAATTAGATCCGCTTATGTTGCTGCCATTGACGGCTTGGATAGCCTTCTTACCGCTGTTCGTCAAGCTGGTGAGCGAGGCTTTATCAAGTCGATAGATGGCCGCAAGATCTCTGTTGATAGCCCACACAAAGCACTCAATTATTTATTGCAATCGGGCGCCGGTGTTGTAGCTAAGAGATGGATGGTCATTGCTGACCAGAACTTCCCCACCATTGACAACGATTACATCCTTCACACTCATCAGCTTGCATTCGTTCACGACGAGTTGCAGTACGAGTGCCTACCAGCCTACGCAGAAGACCTTAAGGACCACCTAGAGCTGTGTGCATCCCTTGCGGGAGAGTACTACGAGCTACGTGTTCCAATCGCTGCAGAGGGCAAGATAGGCGCCTCCTGGGCTGATGTCCACTAGTGCGTGCTAACGCACACTAACCACCACCACTATGGCACGATCTAAAACTGACCTGGGACGCACCAAGTTTGAGTCCCGAGCTAAATACAAACATACCCACCAGGGTAACGGTACTCGATCCCTTCCCAAACGTGGCCGTAAGCTGCGACGGGGGCAAGGTAAGTGAGCCTACTTATTGACGCTGATTATATTGTCTACAAGGCGTGTGCTGCTAATGAAGCTGAGGTTGACTTCGGTGATGACGTTATCTTTGTGACTTCTAAGTTCACAGAGGTAATGAAGTCAATCGAACGTGAACTTTACCAAATAGCTAATGACCTTGGGTGTTTTGATGACAGTATCCTTTTCTTTTCTGATGCTGTTAACTTTCGCAAATCTATTGATCCAAACTATAAAGGACATCGAAACCGAAAGAAACCGTGCGGATACCGTCGGGCGATCAATGCGCTCCGCGAAACGTACCACGTTGTAACGATGCCACAACTAGAGGCTGACGATGCCCTTGGTATCTACGCCACTAAAGAGCCAGGGCACATCCTTTGTAGCCCCGATAAGGACATGCGACAGATACCTGGGGACCTGTATGACCTGACAGATGGGGTGGTTACTGTAGAGCCTGAGGAGGGCCGCAGGTGGCACCTCATCCAAACACTGGCAGGTGACCAGACAGACGGGTATGCTGGTGTTCCTGGTATTGGCATCAAGCGAGCTATCGCCCTGTTTGAAAAGGATGGTTACACTTGGGAAACAGTAGTTAACGCATTTGCTGAGAAGGATCTCGGTGAGGATGTAGCACTAATGAACGCCCGCCTAGCTAAGATCTTACAGCATGAGGACTATGATTTCACCAATCAAGAACCAAGACTTTGGAATCCCAGCCCCGATACTGGAGCTGACAATGGAGCAGCAGTTCAAACTAAAGCAGATTGAAGACGCTCTACGACATCCCGAGTCAAACAAGGAAGACATCATCACGATCTTCCTTGCCCTACAACGCCAATGCTTTGTGCTTGGCAATTCAATGTCTAACCTAGTTAAGAAATGGCCGACAGTATCTGCCCAACCTACTACAAAAGAGGAAACATCGAACCCTGGGATTTCATTCGAGACCAAGGGTTGAACTACCATCTCGGTAACGCTGTTAAATATATTGCCAGGGCTGGCCATAAGGACAGCAAAGTATCTGATCTAAAGAAAGCTATCCACTATCTACAAAATGAGCTTGACAACGAAATTGCCACCACAACAGCAAGCAAAGGAGTTCAGGAAAAGTTTCCGGGTCAACAACAGTACGAGTCCAGCTTCACGGACTATGCAACGGACTTTGATCGTTGAAGAGTTTAAAGAGTTCCTAGATGCTGAGAACCAACTTGTTAAGGGCTTCGTAGTTAATGCTACCGATACCCTTAAAGAGTTGGCTGATCTCGTATATGTCTGCTACCAATATGCAGAGAATCTCGGATGGGATCTTGACGAGGCACTACAACGTGTCCATGATTCTAATATGTCCAAGCTTGATGCAGACGGTAATCCCATCTACCGTGAGGATGGGAAGGTTCTAAAGGGACCTAACTACCAACCACCTGACCTTAATAACCTGGTATGAATAAGGAACTAATCGCTCGTACTGGCCGAGTACAAAGTTGGATTGATGATCCGACATCACGACTGCCCGTCTCTTGTACGGTGTTTGTCGTAGAAGATGAAATGGAAGGACCTAATGGAATCGAAGCATCCTGGCGATTTGTATCACACGCTCTTAGGTATGGAGCGGGAGTTGCAGTACATTTGTCTAAGCTGCGATCCAAGGGATCTGAAAACGGCAAAGGACTTGTT